ACGGCGATCGGGTCCAAGCGCCATTTCACCTCGCTCTCGATCAACGTCGGGACCGCTGGCGTGGCTGGCGTCGTTGTCTGGGAATACTCGTCCAGCCCGACCGCATGGACTGCCCTCTCGAACGTCGTCGATGGGACGAATGGCTTCACGACCTCTGGCACCAACACCGTCTCGTTCGACGTGCCGACCAACTGGGCAGCACTCAGTGTCGGAGGAGAAATCCCGCTGTACTATGTCCGCGCCCGGATCACGACTGTATACACCACGAACCCACTCGGCACGCAGGGGTTCATTGTCGGTCCGATCGAGCATTCGACCCACGTCCCTGTAGAGGGGACCTTCGCGTACGAGAACTGGAAGTTCTTCGGCACCAACACCGCGCACGTCGAGAACTCGTCTGTCTCGACGCTCGTGGATTCGTATGCCTTCTCCAACCAAAGCGCGACCTCAGTTGTTGGCCGTGCTGGAGTACTGGAGGGTGCCGGTCAAAGCATCACCGGCACCGCTGGTGAGCTTACCCGCCTGAACGTAGAACTCCAGAAGGTCGGGACTCCGACCGGGAATATGTTCGCCAAACTCTACGCACATAGCGGTAGCTTCGGAACTAGCTCTGTTCCCGACACCGGAACGCTGCTCGCGACTTCGAACGCCCTAGACGTCTCCACGGTCCCGACCGCTGCACTGACCGAGGTCAGCTTCGAGTTTGAAGATGGCTTTACACTGGTCGCGGCGACGAACTATGTCGTCACCCTGGAGTACAGCGGTGGAGACGGATCGAACTACACCCTTGTCGGGATCGACAACACGGCTCCCGGACACGGCGGGAACTTCTCGACCTGGAACGGTACGACCTGGAGCGCGGTCTCCGGATCTGATATGTGCTTCCTGCTCTACCGCGACGGGCTCGTAATCATCAACGGCACGCTTGGCGCAAACCCCTCAACGGACGACAACACCGGATCCCCCGCCGGAGCAACGGAGATCGTGGTCGCGGTTCCCATAGAGATCAACGGCGTGACGGAAGGGGCACAGTGCTCCATGCACGCAGCGGCGGGAGGCGACCTTGCTGCCGGTACTGAGATCATGAATCAGGCTGCGGCCAGTACCGGAATTGCCGCCGCGACGTTTAACTACACAACTGACCAGCCTGTTGTAGCCAGGGCTAGAAGTTCCGGCATACCTGCCGCAGCCATCGCTGATGACGGCGGAGTGTTGGTCGACGAAACGACGGTCGCCAAGAACCGAGCGACCACCAATGACGTGACGTTGTTCCCTGCTACCCCCGTGGTAAACGTGGACCAATACTACTTCGGCGGACTAACGACGTTCGAAGAGGTGATCGTCCGGGTAGGGACCGCCGGGGTAGGCACATACGTCCTGACGTGGGAGTACTGGAACGGAGCATGGGTCACCCTCACGACCACGCAAGCGGACGACCTCAAGGCCACTGGGCAGAACTATATCAGGTTCACTGCCCCCGGCGACTGGGCTACGACCACCGTCAACTCTCAAGGACCTTATTACTATGTCCGTGCCCGGTGGACATCTGGTACAATGACTACTAGTCCTATCGGGGACAATATCACAGTGAAAGTTACCAAGTATCTCCCTTTCCGTCAGGATCGAACGATCACGTCAGCGGGCCTGTCCGTGGTCGCGACCTGGGTCAAAGACACTATAGCCTGAGTGGAGGCAAAATATGAGTTCTATTAGTATTCTTGGTGGCGACTGGGAGATTCTCTTTGACGACGAGAGAACCACTGTCAATGCCGTTCAGGGGATGAAGACGATCCGCAAGGCTGTCGCGACCCCTGCGATCGTAACGACCAACGTACTGTATTCGGCTGTCGCAGACGCGATGGACGAACTCAACGCGATGGACGACGAGAACCCTATACTCCCGACTACGCCAGAGGCGTATACGATGGAGAATGGGTATTTCATTCCTCGTTCCTCTACGGAGTTCCTGACCGGCGGAGCGCTCAAGTCCGTCGGCTGGGGATCCAACGTCATCTGTCGTAAGCCATACACGGCTGGTACTGGTTTTGTGGCAGGCGACATTGGCCGGGAGGTCACTGAGTCCGCAAGCGGGGACACCGGCACACTCCTCGACTTTGAGACCGAGCCCGACGGCACGCTCGTCCTTTGGATTCGTCCGGAAGATCCGGCCACAGACTTGTTCGATTCCGTGACTGGAACGATTGGCGTGACCGGCGACGCGGGTACCGGAGTATCCGGCACCTTGGTCGCGACCCAAGAGGCCACCACCGGAGAGTGCCTCTTCGCAAACGTGCAGGTCATCGGTGCGGTGCCTACCGCGACGGAGGCGTACCTTGTCCAGGACCGCGTGAAGTACACGACCACCACGGGAGCCTTCCAGTGGTGGACTACTGACGCGACGGTCGCTACCGGGATCGTGGACATCCTTGTCCGCGTGCAGAATGCGAACTTCAACCTCATTGGTGGCTTCATCGCCGACGGCGACCTGGAGTTCTTCGCTCGCAGGCCCGGTGCGCTGTTCGACAACTTCCGACTGAACGTGGCGGGTGGAGGTCGTTCGGCGATCCCGCTCGCGTCCGCGCCAGACATCAACGACGCGATCGGCTACCGGACATTTACTACCACTGACTCCTCGGGGACGGGAACTTTCGACGTCGGCAACGGGATCTACGTGGGCGCTTCTTGGGCTACTGCTACTGCTCGTGGAGTTATCACTCTCGTCGGAGGCACGGGCGCAAACCCGCTGATCGAGTATTACATCGTAGGAGACCTGACCGACCTTGCAAACCTGGACGCAGCCACTGAGTACGACTTCGTCACAGCGGGGGATGGAGACGCCACTACGAACGTCGCAACTCCGACGAACACCTCTGGCGGACCCGCCGACAGCGCCGCTGGCGAGAGCGCGTCGATCACGGTCAACCACGGTGACTTCGACGTTGACCATGACGGCGACGGCAGCACTGAGCCATACTCGATGCAGATCGACGCCCAGAGTAATGTGCCTGCCGCTAAGGTCTATCGACGGATCAAGCACCTCTGCCGACGCGGTGCTGGCGACCCGTTTAACGACACAATTGGTCTTGACGGCGAGCTGTTCCGTGGCATGACTTTGCAGGTGGCATACGACGGACCCGCTAACGTGCTGGCCGAAGGCGCGACCATTGAGACGGTTACTGGTGGAAACACTTGGACCGGCCACTCGATAAGGAACAACGCAACGGCGAGTCCTACCTACGTCACTATGACGGACGATCAGACTTCGCTGGACAGTCTGCTCAACAACGACGTGGTTCGCGAGATCGGTACTCCTGCGAACACCGTTACGGTACTCACAGACGGGGCTGGATACGCGGTTCGCGCTGTGACGCCGGTAAAAGCATCCCCGTTCGGTACATATACCGGCACACAGATCTTCGGGGCTAGGGGTGTCTCTTATATCAACTTCGCGTCGGCAGATACTCAGGCGTACACGCTGACCGACGACAATGGAACGCTGCGGACTTCGCCTAACACCGTCACCGTGGAGATCACGGGTCTTGACTTCACTGGAGTCCCCGACGCTACCGACCGCGTGTTCCTGTCGCCCGATACCGGAGTCGCTGGTGTGATCGACAAAGACATGGACGGTGGGATCACCGGCACCCCCGCGATCGGCAACGCGACCATTCCGGTTGCTTCAACGATCGATGTCGAGCGTCCGCAGGCTGGCTACATTCGGGTGGTCGATACTGGCAACGGGGATGAGCAGAGATACCACTACTCCTCGTTCGCTGGAACGACGTACACCCTGACTGCCGTCACCGACGCTACCGGGACCGCCCCGGCAACTGGCGGACTTACTACACTGAACGGCACGGCGACTCTGTGGTCCACTGGAGGTACTCCTGTCGTACCTGGGATGCTTGTCCGCAACACCACCGACGGAACGGTTTTCTCCGAGGTGATCGATGTTGTATCGGACACCGAGCTGACCGTTACTGACAACGGGACCTCGTGGGTTTCACAAGCGTTTGAGATCAACCAAACTGTGCGAGCGTATGAGTCGACAGACAACATTTACTGTCCGATCCTCGACGGGTACGCGACGGCGACCGCGTTCTCGAACACGCTCGTCAAGACGCCTGCTGCGAACTTCGGGGCGGTGATGAATGTGCGCCAGGGCAAGGTGATCATCCCCTTCACGCAGAACGTAACGATTACCGACACAGGTGGTAGCTTCCCGGCGATCCGGACTCCTGACACCATCGCAACATAAGGAGACTAATGTCGAAGAGTAACACCGGCCAGACCGGAGAAGAGAGTATTCGGATTGGCGGCCAAGAGGTCCACGATCTTAGTGTCGTGGATCAGATGCGTGCCCGCAAGGGTATCAAGCTGACGGCGAAGCAGCAGGCGATCAAGGATATTAAGTCCGAATTCCCTCAGTACCAGGTCGCGGGCCTGGACGCTGCAATCCGCCAGGCTAATGCCAACATCGTCCGCTTCGAGAAGTGCGTCAAGGAGGAGCAGGCGACGATCGCTGAGTACACCGGCTACCTAGCACTGTGCAAGCAGCGGGACGCGAAGCTCTCCAAGCTGGAATCTACTGACTAATGACTGTTCGGACCGATATCACTGTGGACTGGTTGACGTCTCCGCGAATCATCACGGTGGCGTCGCCTTCCACAGAGTTATTGCTTCAAGACCTCGTGGACACTTGCCGAGTTCTGGAGGATGATCTTTCCCCCGGGATGTCGCAACCTCGGCTGATCGATGCTGCGGGCAAAGAGGACTTGGGCGGAGGGACTCAGGTGGGTATCACCGCGAAACTCAACAACGCACAAGTACGTTTTCAGGCAAGGACTACTCCCGTGGAAACCGGGACCCATACAGGTTCGGGCAACAGTGCCAACCTGATAGACGCCGCTGCGGACTTCACCATGGCAGCGGTCGCGAGGGGCTCGATCGTCATCAACTGCACTGACGGGAGTATCTCTCAAGTGAAGGACTTGGTCAGTTCGACAGAACTGTCGTTCCTTCCCCCGGGACCCTTCGGCGGGACTGATAACGACTTCGACGCCAGTGATGCCTACACAGTATGGAACGTCACAGAGGTCGCGATCCGAGCAGGAAACCTCACAGCCGTGGACGACATGGACGTTGCTATAGAGGCACTCCTCCCCAGCTTCGGGACGAAGCCGACGGTGGAGCTGTCGACGAGCGCGGCTCTAGTGAACGCTGCGGTGCTGGCACTCAAGATTGACGAGCTGCACAACATCCATGGCCTTGACTCGACGGAGCCGCTGCTGATTACGGATACGGCACGGACGACCGGAGCTATTACGCAGACCGTCTTGGACGACGGCACTACAACGACGGTGACAAGGACGTGACCGCTGGACGACGACTCGCAATTGCCACCCTGGGATTCAGGGGAGCGGGTAGCGGAACCTTTACCACCTTGGGCGATTCATTCGTGGTTGCACTTGAACAAACCAATGAGGTAAGCATGGAACAAGCAAAAGAAATAACTCTACCAGTCGACTTCGTTATCGCACTGGACGAGAGTCCTCTGACGGTTGCGCAACTTGACGCATTCGCGGCCACTGCGGGTGACGAACCTTTTGAAGTGGAAGCGGAGTAATGGCGAAAGCACTCAGTATACCTCTGATCGCGCATCGGGGAGACAGCCCCATCTTTCCGTTCTCTCTGACAAGCGGAGGCGTGGCGGTGGACATCACTGGGTACGTCTTCGAGATGACAGTGGACACCAAGGAGTTTCCGCCCGACTCAGCCACCGAGCTATTCACGGTGGCGGGTGTCATCACGGTGGCAGCGTCCGGCACGTTCTCCTTCCAACCAACGACGGTGAACCTGAGCACGGACCTTATCGCGGTGTTCTCTGACGGCGAGGAGTCCAAGGATTTCTTCTATGACATTTCCCTGGTGAACGGGACCAACAAGGTCACCATCATCAAGTCCTCCTTCACGGTCTTCAACGACATAGGAAAGGCATAGTATGGCATTCGTAGTCGAAGACGGCACTGGCCTCTCCACCGCCAACTCCTATCTCTCCAGGGATGACTTCAAGGCGTACCACAAAGACAGGGGAACCGACGTCTCAGCATTCAGTGGGGCGGAGATGGATGACGCCTTGGTCAAGTCGAGCGACTACATGGATCGCCGATACCGAGGTCGGTTCATTGGCAACAAGAAGAACCGTGACCGCTCAGCCGGAACAACTACCCCTGCCCAAAGGTTGGCATGGCCGCGCATCAACGCAGTTGATGTCAGCGGTGCTTGGATCGACATGGACAGTGTGCCGATCGAGATCGAAGAGGCGTGTGCTGAGTATGCTTTCCGTGCACTCTCTGAGACGTTGGCACCCGACCCTCCCCTGAGCGCGACGGGAGCGCCTGTCATCCTCTCAAGGACGAAGGTCGGACCTATTGAGACCGAGGTCGAGTACGCGGAAGGTGGACAGACTCTGACGTTCCGCGAGTACCCCGAAGTCGATGCGATCCTGCGCGGCTTGATCGTGGCGAAGGGTAGAACGTTCCGCTAATGGCACTTGACTACATTGAAATTGCAAACATCGCACTTACAGCAGTGCAGGAAGCCGGACGGTCTGTGACGTTCCGTCGGCTCTCTCGCACGGTGGACGACCCGGCGAAGCCATGGCGCGGCGCGGCGAGTCCCCGAGCTACTGTGGATGCATCTGTGACCGCGACTGCGGTCGTTGTCTCCCCCGGTCAAGGAGTCGCTTTGGGACTCGCGACCGAGGATTCTGAACTCGTCAAGCGCAGTCAGGAGATCATGATTGTTGCGCTTGGGGCCACCTCCACTGACGACCTCACAACCTTTGATGAAGTGCTCGACGGCACCGTGTTGTGGAAGATTCAGAAGGTGGACAAGCTCAAGCCAGCAAACACCACGCTCCTGTATTTTGTGGGGGTGAGTCGATGAGTCTCTCCCTGGCAGAAGCGCGAGACGAGATTCACGCTCTTTTCGAGACCTCGTGGTCCGGGACGGGTGTTCCCCTGCACTACTGGGATGTCTCTGTGGACACTCCCAGTGAATCCAACGCTGCGTGGGCGACTGTTCGTGCCCTCTGGACTTTGGGCCGACAACGAGGTCACTCGATCGGTCCGAAGAGATACGAGCGTGAAGGCATCGTGACGGTGCAAATCTTTACTCCTTTCGGTTCAGGCTTGTCACAGAGCGACAGTTTGGCTAAGATTGCATACGACTCCTTTGAAGGTGTTGATACTCCTAACGGGGTATGGTTCCGCAACGTCCGCGTCAACACTGTCGGCCATTCCGGCGAGTGGTTCCAAGTGAACGTGATCGCAGACTTTATTTACGAAGAGGTTAAGTAATATGGCGCAAGTCAGCAGCATCAGTAGTAATGCTACTGGTCTAAAGATCGCCGAAGAAAGCACTCCTGGTGTGCTCCTGGGAACGTCAGCTGATCTGTTCCAAGTCATGGAGCCCAACTCGTATGCCGACTTCGGCCCCGAGATCGGTACGACTCCTCGTACCCCCATCAATCCCTCGCGTCAGCGCAAGAAAGGTGTGACCACTAGCCTCAGTGCTACTGGCGGTTTCAATACCGACCTCACACAGACCAACCTGCAGTCCATACTGCAAGGTTTCCTTTACGCTGATCACAGGACGAAAGATGAATTGGCCGTTACGACGGTCAACACCGGAGGGGCAACGGATGACTTTGAACCGCTTGCAGGAGGAGACGGTTTCATTGCTGGAGATCTCCTGTTCGCGAAAGGGTTCGATGATGCGCCCAACAATGGGTTGCACGTCGTTAGCGGCACTCCGACGGCTACTGAAATCATCGTTACGACTACCCTCACAGTCGCGACCGCACAAGCCGGAATCATCTCCAAGGTTGGACACCAAGCCGGAGCCGGAGACATCGACGTTGACGCCTCTGGAACCCTTCCCACCCTGACATCGACCTCGTTCGACTTCACTACGCTTGGCCTGAGTGGTGGTGAGTACATCTTCCTCGGGTCGGACGAGACCGACACGTCGTTCCTGACTGCGGCCAACAACGGTCCCAAGCGGGTGCGTGGAGTTCCCACCGCCAATGTCCTCACAATCGACAAGAGTGACCTCACAATGGTCACAGAGGCTTCGACTGCTGAGACGATTCGGATCTACATCTGCCGTGCGTTGAAGAACGAAGCTGACCCGGTTCTCCAAGTCACCCGGACATACACTATTGAGCGTACTCTTGGTGCTCCCGATGACGCCAGTCCTGCACAGGTGCAGGCTGATGGCCTGATTGGTGCGTACCCCAACGAGCTGACCCTCAACCTCCCTCCGGAGGACAAGGTCACTCTCGACCTCGGATTCGTGGCACTTGATGGCCTTTCGGTAGACGGACCCACTGCGCTCCCGAGCGCGGCTGGCACACTCGTCCCCATCGTAGAGGCATCTGCCTTCAACACTTCGAGTGACTTCAGCCGCATCCGACTGGCAACTGCCGGGTCGACGGACGAAGCACCCACTCCCCTGTTTGCTTTCGTCGAGGAGATCACCCTCACTATCAACAACAACGTCACGGCCAACCCGGCTCTGTCGGTTCTCGGTGCGGCGGTCATCACGATCGGTACGTTTGAGGTTGGTGGTTCGCTCACTGCGTACTACCAAAATCAAACTGCCGCTGATGCTGTTCGCAACAACGACAACCTGACGCTCGACTTCGCACTCGTGAAGGAGAACGCTGGGATATTCTTCGATATTCCCCTCATCACATTGGGCGACGGTCGTCCAACGATGGAGTTGGA